TAGCTGGAAATGGAACAGCAACAGCTGCCATAGCAGCAGGTGGAGAAGTAAGTGGAGCAGTTGCAAATACGGAAGAATGGAATGGAACTAACTGGACTGAAAAAAATGATTTAAACCAATCGAGAAATGCACAAGCAGCTTTTGGAACTTATCAAGATCTTATATCTGCGGGTGGTAGTGCTCCCCCAGGTAAACAAGCAAATGCTGAACTATGGGATGGAGGAAGTTGGTCTGAACAAAATGATTTAAATACTGCAAGAGCTACTGCTTCTGCATCGGGTTCGACTAGTGCAGGTTTATTTTTTGGTGGAACTGTACCAGGTACTCCAGAAAGATCAGCAGCAACAGAAGAGTGGACTTCTCCATCATCAACAACTAAAACAATAAGCACAGATTAATTATGACAACATATAAAGAATTAAAAGGAACAAATATTCAAGCGGTATCATCTGATCCGTCTAATCCTGTCAACGGACAGGTTTGGTACAATACAACTGATAATGTTACAAAAGGTTCAGTAGTTGCAGCCACTGGATCTTTTGCTGCGGGTGGTAATATGAATACAGCAAGAGATCAAACAGCAGGAGCAGGAAGTTACGATGGAGCGTTATGTTTTGGAGGACAACCACCTGAACCACTTGCGATAGCAGAGTTATATAATGGTACATCATGGACAGAGGTAGCTGATTTAAATACTGGTAGACTTAAAGCAGGTGGTGCTGGAACATCTTCAACTTCAATTTTAGCTGCAGCAGGATATTCTGGTTCTACTTACTATGGTCAAACAGAATCATGGAATGGTAGTAGTTGGACAGAAGTAGCAGATCTTGCTTTGGGAAGATCATCAGTAGGAATGTCAGGAGCCGATACTACTTCAGCTTTAGTTTTTGGAGGTGGATTGCCTGGTACAAACCCTACTGCAAACACTGAATCATGGAATGGTAGTAGTTGGACAGAGGTAAATAATCTAAATGCTGCAAGAAGAGATATAGGGGGAGTTGGAACAGCAACAGCGGCAATATGTTTTGGAGGACAGCCAACAACAGATAAAGATGAAACAGAAAGTTGGAACGGAACTAACTGGACTGAAGTTAATGATTTAAATACTGGAAGAGTAGACATGGCAGATATAGGAACTGTTTATACTTCTGCTTTATGTGCAAGCGGATCTCCAGGTAGTGGTGTAACAGCTTCAAATGAACAGTGGAATGGAACTAATTGGACTGAGGTTGGAGATTTATCTACAGCTCGAAAAACAATGGGTAGAGCAGGGACAACGTCATTAGGAGTAGTGCCAGGAGGTCAAAATTCTAGTGGTAATGCAGTAGCAACCACGGAAGAATGGACAGGTGCAGGCGCGGTAATAACAAAAACATTTACTGACTCATAGGACTTGTAATATATTCTAATTAATATATATTAGTCTTAACTATAAAGGATAAAGATATGAAAAAAGACGTTAAAGAAGTTATACAAGGTGAGGAACCACATTTAAATAATTTATTAACACAGGAAGATCTATCATCGTTTAAAGGTATGGTAGACGAGCTTCGTGATACATGGACCAAGAAACAAATGTTTCGAACAGAAACAGAGGCAAGGTTTTCTGTACTACAAGATAATAGATATCCAACCAAAGCATCAAAGTATTGGCAGTGTGTAAGAGAACAGTCTAGTTATCTAGATAATCTTATGACCTTATCATTTGACTATAGAAGAAACGAGGCAAAGATAACTTGGTTAGAAAAAAAGATTGATAAAGAAGAGGATGAATACAAGAAAACAAAATACCAAATAGATCGAGATGAGGCTATATTTGCTAAAGCATCTATGGAAAAAGTTGCAAGACATAGAATGAGAGAGATTAAGATGTGGTCTAAACTAAAAAAAGAATTTAACGATGGATCATTTAATGACAAAGATGTTAATGTGCACCAATTAGAATCTTATGGTTTACAATATCACGAGAAAGCTAAATCACTAAATGAAAACTCATCCGAGGCAGAAGTATTTAATGTAATGGGTCAATTACAATCTTTACGAAGAATTAGAAAGTCTGGAGAACTAGAACAAAGTTATCAAGAGAAAGAACAGATTACTCAACATGGGAAACCAAAACCGTAAGTTATTTTTCTTAATTGCATTACCTAGATCTGGAAATACTTTGTTTGCAAGTATTATAAATCAGAATCCTGAAATAGCAACAACAGCTAATTCTATAACCTTAGAAATAATGAAAGATTTATGTTTTTTAAAGACAACAGATACTTTTCACAACTTTCCTGACCATAAATCGTTAGATAATGTATTAGATAATGTGTATAATTTATATTACAAAGATTGGCCACAACGAGTAATTATAGATCGTGCACCTGTAATGACTGAAGAAAACTTTGAGTTAATGCAAAAACATTTTAAACCTCGTTTTAAATGTATTATTCTACTTAGGGATTTAATGGATGTATTAGCTAGTTACATGCAATGGTATACAGAAAACCCTAATTCATTTGTTAATAAATTTAATTTAGAAACAGATGAACAAAAATTATTAATGCTTATGAATGATGAGGGTGCTATTGTAGAATCTTTAAAAGCAATTAAAAATTCATATAATTATCCCGATATATGTTATCATGTAAGATACGATGATATAGTCATAAATCCCGAACAAGAGTTTAAAAAAATTTATGATTTTATTGGAGAACCTTATTTTAACCATCGTTTTAATAATTTAGATCAAATAAAAATAAATGGTTTGTCTTACGATGATAGAGTAGTGGGTGATAATATGCATAAATTATTTGATGGACCTGTTAGAAAAGTGTATAACCCTTACATAGAAAAAATACCAAAAAGAATTAGAGAAAGATATGAGCACATTAAAGTTTGATTTTATATTTTTAGGTCAATCAGTTTTAAAGTATCAAGTACCTCTTGATATATTTAACTCTATTAATCAAATCTATGAACAAAACTTTCATAACCTTGCACCAGCTAATGATCAATTAGTTGGCAAAATAGAAAAAGAACACTCCTTATTTTATTCTGGTGAAGATGAATCTAAGATGAAAAATCATAATATGTTGCCAAAAGATGTAACAAATTATTTTATGGAAACGTTTAAACATTATTTAGCATTTAATAAAATAAGAGATTATGAGCTACACCTTAATTCTATTTGGGTTAATGAAATGAAACAACACGAATACAACCCAGCACATATTCATAGGGGTACGTTATTTACAGGTCTATCTAGTGTTATGATTTTAAAACTACCATCAACTTTTGGTAAAGAATATTCAAATGCTGAAGTGCCACAAAATGGCAGACTACAGATATTAGGTGCAGCTAATGGTCAATTTTCTAAAATAGATTATCAACCGCCAATGAACATTAGAGACTTTTACATCTTTCCATATGACATGAGGCACTGCGTATATCCATTTAATGGAACAGATGAGGTAAGACGAACTCTTGCTGCAAATTGTGATGTGCATTTTGATCCGATAAGAAATAGAGGTGCTGTTTAATGGATAAACAGTACTACATAGATAATCATATTGGTCTTTTTAAAAATTTTATGCCAAATGAAATGATAGATAATTATAAAAATTATTTTAATAAATGTGAGAAACAAGGTGCGGTATATCCAAGACAAGTAGATGAGATGTTAGTGTCCGACAATGCAATAGATACTATCAGAGACACCAATGTTCCAATAACTTATAATAATAAACCTTTTATAGATATGTTTTTTAAAGATGTATATCCCCTGTATGTTCAAAAATATTCATATCTAAAAAAACTAGCCACACATAATATACTTGAGGTTAAAATACAGAGAACCAAAGTAGGTGAGGGTTATCATTTTTGGCACTGTGAGAACGCTGAGATGAAAGCAAGAAATAGAATACTAGCTTTTATGATTTATCTTAATGATGTTACAGAGGGTGGAGAGACAGAATTTTTATATCAGAAATGTAGATTCAAACCAGAAAAGAATGTTATGCTAGTTTGGCCATCACAATTCACACACGTTCATAGAGGCAACCCTCCTCTATCGAATGATAAATATATAATAACGGGATGGGTAGAATACGGATATTAATATGATAACAGAACCACGATGGAAATCTTATATAGTTGAAACCACACGACCAATCTTTACACCTAAACAATGTCAAATGATTATCCAAGCTGGAAGAAGTGAACCTAGAAATGATGCAGAGGTTGGAAGTAAGCAAGGTATTAAAGGTGGAGTTATAGATACTAAAACAAGAACATCACATATTAGTTGGATACCATTTAAAAAGATGAAGGATATGTATAAAGATATAGAAAAAATTATGAAGACTACAAATGGTAATCATTTTGGTTTTGATGGAATGCAAATAACAGAGCCCGCACAATACACAGAATATCCAGAAGGCGGATTCTATGATTGGCATGTAGATAATGATGTTAACTGTCAACACGAACCACCTGTAAGAAAAATATCTATGACTTGTTTGTTATCTCCTGAAAATGAATTTGAGGGTGGAGATTTAGAATTAATGGCAGAGGGTAAGGTAGCAAAGATAAAACAAGGGCATGCTGTGTTCTTCGCATCTTTTATTAGACACAGAGTAAAACCAGTAATACGTGGTAATAGAAAATCTTTAGTCATGTGGTTTGGAGGTACACCATTCAAATGATGATCAAAGCTGCATACTTTCCAACAATCATATATGCAAAAGATGTTAATCTAGACAACAGACTTTTTGAAAAAGAAGTTCTTGCCTGGGCTGATAAAGACAACGGCGTAAAAAGAACTAATGTGAATGGCTGGCATAGTACAACTAATATGCATGAGATACCTGTATTTAAACCATTAGTAGATGAATTATTTAAAATGCAGAATGACATATTTCAAGAAGAGTGGTTGGAGAGCGAGGCTCTTCTGGGTAATATGTGGGCAAACATAAATCCACCAGGTGGATATAACCGACCACACGTGCATCCTAACGCTCATTTTAGTGGTGTATATTATATTAAAGCACCTACAAATTCTGGACAAATAGTGTTTAATGATCCAAGAACAACATCTCACATGGTTATGCCTAGAAGAAAAAAAAGTACACCACCTTCACATCTATGGAGGGAGGTGCGTGTAGATCCTTTAGAAGGTAGAATAATTATATTTCCTGCGTGGCTATGGCATTGTGTTGAATCAAATGAGAGTAATGATATAAGAATATCAGTATCATTTAATTTTTTACAGAAAGGATTTAATGTTTAAATACCACGTTATTAAAAAAGCTTTATCTTTTGAATTAGCTAATT